ATCTTTGACGAGATTTAAAATATCTTCCCCCGATAACCATTTCTTAAAAGAAGATATTACTTCATCATTAACTTTTGGCTTAGGTGTTCCATACACTAGTAAATTAAAAATTGCATTTTCTTTTATAGATCCATCTTTATCACTTTCTAAGACTGATTGGATCATATATACTAATGTTTCATACGCTACCTTACTACCATCACCAGCTTCTGTAAAAGGTAGCTCAAATTTTTCAGAAACCTTTTTAATATTCTTAAGAGCAACACCCGGGTTACCAGTACCCATTCTAGCTTCTCTCGCTTTTACTTCAATATTTTCTCCTTTTCTTTCTAGATCCCCTACACTTGCCTTTTTAGTATCTGATAAAAATATAATACCGGCTAACTCTGGCCAACCTACACTAACCGAGCCTTTACCGGGCTGATAACTAATAGCTTCAATAAGAGACCTTGAATGTTCACCTATATATTTTGATGGGTGTTCTTTAATTACAAAATCTACCCAATTAAATTTTGTATCTAATGGTAAATCTGCCTGTACTTTATTAACATTTAAATCATTTACAATATCTAGAACTTCTTGAAAAGCATTTTCTTCATTCATATCGACAAAATTCATAATATGGCTTTTAATCGCAGATACAGCATCTTTATCACCAGGTCTAAGTTTTGAAGAATTTTTACCCATGTTTAATAATCTAGCAATACCATTATCTATCTTTTCTTGTGTTTTTGGTTCACTTGTAGGTAAATACGCTTTACCAGCCCCTTCTTTTTCACTACGACCCTTAGGTATACGAAATTCTGCGCCTGCAGCTCCTTCTAAATCTTGATCATCGAAAGGTAAACCATACTGTACCTCACCGGTAGGCAACTTCGATCTTAGATCTTCACCTAATACACGCTGTCTAGGTAATTTACCCACTGATTTACCAGCAGATTCTTGTAAGTATACTTGGTCTAATGATCGCCAGCTCATGTTTCGATGTCAATATCGGGTGTATATTTTTTCATAACAGCTATCAGCTTTGTAAGAGTTTTTTTTGCATTTACTTCATTAATATCACTAAGAGATGATATTGTATCAACATCTTCTGGGCCAATTTCAATTACAAGAGCTTTTTTAAGCAATCTAATTAGTAGAACTTCACTTTCAGGTGATAATGTTTCAATCTGAGGTTCTTCGATAGGTATATCTTGCACTGGTACCTCTTCTACAGGTACTTCATCCTGCTCAACGATAGTATTATATATTTTAAAGAATTTTTTCATAAATTTATTTATCCATTTTCGATAACTGAGCTCTCATTTCTTTTATTTTATCACCTAACACCTTTTGACTAACACCAACTACTTCTTTATCGTATTCATCTTTAAGTTTTTTAGCTTTTTGAGCTTGTGTACCTGCTAACCCGGCAAGTGCTCCTGTTAACCCTTTACTTGCTTTATTAGCTAACCTATTATTTACATCATAAGCGACAGCGACTGGGTCTGCTGTATTTTGATTATCTTCAGGTAAAGCCTCTTCAGCACTAAAAAACCCATCTAATGGACGAATACCACTTTCATTATCTTCAGTATCTAAATGAGTAACTTGTTGATTACCTTGAATCGTATTGTATAAATCTTGTAATTTCATAAATTCTTCACTACCATCGTTAACTATATCACCAGGCTCGATAGGTGTGTTGTGAAAATCTCTCACCATTTCATCTTCTTTTTTATTTTGAGCTCTCATTGCTTCAGCGTACTCACTTGTATTACGGAAAGCATTATATATTCTTCTCTTTGCGTCTTTTTCCGGACCAGAAGGCATTAACATAAAATTTCTAGCTAATTCTCTACGCTCTTTTTCTTGCTCTTGATATTCACTGTAACCATACTTATTTTTAAACTCTTCAGTTTCTGCTAACCCGGGTCTATAATCCATTACATTCTGATTAATATAATTAGCTAATGTAGATAAAAATTTACTCATTAATACTTTCGGATTCGCATCATCATTAGCGGCACTAGTCATACCATATGCATTACCAATGTATAATCTCGCATAAGAAGCTGCATCAAATATATCTTTTCTTGATTTACCTTGCAATCCTTTTAAGAAATCACCAAATGATTGACCATCGCGAGGTGATAATTCTGCAAGTTGATTTTCTTTTAATATAAATGTATGCTCGGTAAGGATTTTAGTTGCTAATTTTGTAAAATTATCCATATTAATATTTATTTAATGAGAAGTAGTTTTGTTGATAACCTATTGAAGTAATCATTGTTAAGAAATGTAAGATCATATTTTTTAGTCATCTTTTTAACACCACTAAATGTGTATTTTGCTGTATCCAACTTATCACACTTCAATCTTATTGAATTAATAGTTAGAGCACTCTTACCATCACCAATATCCATAAGATGTTTTAGATATTCTAATGATAGTTTACTTATATGTAATATAATAGGTAATACGTTATTTAATTTTTTAATAATTTTTAATAAAACTGTTAAAATATCCTTTTCACTGTAATATTTCATTAATTCACAATCATTAAGTTGGTTATAATTAAAAAATATAACGGATTTTGAATTCATTTTTAATATTTTACCACATACATGGTAAATTATGTAGTGTAAAAATATTTTATTTGTATCTTTATTAGTTATACTCTTATCTAAGAGCTCAAATTTATGTAAGTCATTAATAATATCAAATTGAATATCTTCAGTAAACATCTCATTGAAATTTATCAAATTTAAATCATATACCTTTAAATATAAATCACTCACACAATATTATATCACTGTTCCAGAAAATTCTTAGGTGGTTTACCTATTCTGCAATTGATTATACCGTTATAATAGTCTTCACTCAGCAATACATCCTTATCAAACTGCATTTTAGCTTCAAAATAACCTAATTCATATTTATTTCTGCAGAATCTTAATATTTTAAATAAAAATTGATCCTTACCGTTGCTAGCAATATCAATATTAAGCCTATCACTTGAACCGGTGTATGTCTTCCAATCACTCTCTACATAATCAATACGCTTTCTCTTTTTACCTTTAAGAGGCATGCGTCTAATTTTTTTAATCATCTGCTTTCTACCGATATACTTCTTACCATCTATTAAATTAGTAATTTCATATATAAACCCGAAAGCATCTTCCGGTACTGCTTCATAAACTTTCCAATGTCCTGTATCCACGATATTACTTACTTCTTTTTCTTATTTTTTCTACGTGTCTTCTTTTTATTTGTCTTAACCTTACCTCTTCTAGAATAAACACCTAAGGCTTTAGGTACTCTTGCATCTCCAGGTGCATACCAGTCTGTATTAGTTATACCACCATGTCCCACCCCTGCAGCAGATCCAAAAGCACTACCAGCACCGCCTGCTACATTTTCATCTTCATCATGTACCTTTTTAAGCTTAGAATAGTAGTTAGGATCTTCCATTAAATGTTGTTTAGCAATAATAGTTGCAACCTGCTCATTGTCAGTATGTTCTAGTTCTGTCTCAATACCTAATTTTAATTCATCTTCATTATAATCCATATCTTTTACTGGTTTAAATAAAGTTTTAAATGTTTGTTCAAAAATGTTTATTGACTTACCCATAATAGTATTTATACTTATAATGTGGATAACATTGATCAATATGTAAATGAAATAGAAAAGGATCTCATTATTAATGAATTTAATATTAAAGATGTTTCAATGAAGACACCTGCAAGAAAACATTATTGGGTAGGTAGACTTATAAGACATAAGAAGAATTTATACAATTTAGAAAAAGAAAAGATAGAGATTAAAAAGAAAGTTGTAAAAGAACTTTTAGAACAAAGTCCAATAAAAATAACTATACCAGTAGCTGAAAAAGCTAGTATGAACCATACAAACATAGTTTTAATAAACGAAAAAATAAATAATGAAATGTTAATTATTGAGTTTTTAGAAAAAACAGAAAAGATTTTTAGTAGTGTAAGTTTTGATATATCAAATATTGTTAAAATTATGCAAATGGAGCAGTTATGATAGAGTTTATTTTAACTAACAGTAAGATACGTTTAAAGTGTGATAATTTTGAGACAATAAGAGAGCATTTTAGTGTAAAGGATGAAACAGCTCGTTTTAGATTAAAAGGTCGTAGTCGTTTTGCAGCACCTTCCCGTGTATATTGTATAACACCAACTGGCTTATTTGAATACGGTATGTTTTTTGATATATTAACATATATTAAAAAGGAACGACCAAATGATCAAATTATAATTGGTGATGGTATTTTAGAGTTAGTAAAACCGGGGTTAGGTGAATGTAGAGTATATGACAACTTAAAGCATGAATTGAGAGACTATCAAAAGCAAGCATTGCTTAAAGCTCTCAATAGTGGTAGAGGTGTTCTTAAGATGGGTACAGGTGCAGGTAAAACCTTAACAATCGCATCTTTACTCATGAGTGTTTTTACTGTTAATAAAAATTTTAAATGTCTAATAATAGTACCTGATCTATCTTTAGTCAGTCAGACTTATTCAGATTTTGAAGAATATAATGTTTTATTTAAAGCAACTAGATGGACAGGTAAAATTAAACCAGATTTAACAGCAAATGTAATAATTGCTAATTTAGGTATTTTACAAAGCCGGTTTGATGATTATGATTTTTTAAAATATGTTGATATACTCGTTATTGATGAGTGTCATAAATTAAAAAAGAGTAATAAAATTAACAAGATGGTAGAGGCAATTAATACTAATAATAAGTTTGGTTTAACTGGTACATTACCGGATAATAAGGTAGATGAATGGAATATTTTAGGTAAACTTGGAAATGTAATTTATGATAAAGATAGTTACTCTTTAAGAGAAGAAAATTATCTAACTACTGTTAATGTCAGCTTTTTAAAAATAAAATATAAAAAGCAACCTAAATCAGTAAAGAATCAAAACCCATATAAAACAGAATTAGATTTTTTATATGCTAATGAATTTAGGAATAATATAATAACGAACCTTTGTACAAAATTTAAAAATAATTCCCTTGTTCTTGTAAATCATTTAATACATGGTGATGCTTTATATGATGAGTTAATTAAACATAAAGATAAACAGGTATTTTTTGTAAAAGGTGAAATGGAAGTTGAAGTTAGAGACGAAATTAAAAAGATAATGGAAACTAACAATAATGTTGTATGTATTGCAATGAGTTCAATTTTCAGTACTGGTATTAATATTAAAAATATACATATGATTATATTTGCTAGTGGTGGTAAGAGTTTTGTTAGAACTATTCAATCTATAGGTAGAGGTTTAAGATTGCATGATAATAAAGATAAACTTGTTATTATAGATATTGTTGATAACTTAAAATATGGTATAAGGCATGCCGAAAAAAGACAAGAGATTTATAAACAAGAAAAAATTAATTATAAATCTACTGAAATAGTTGAAAACTAACACGTTTCATACTATAATAGCAATATGGCTAATGTAAAACCAACCGGTAAACCTAAAGGTAAAAAAAGAGGACCAAAACCTAAAATAAACGAATATTATGTTAACCCAGAACAATTTAAACAAGAGTTAGTTAATTATTATAGGACTGAAGAATGTACTCATTTATTAGGTGATATGATTCAAAAAATTGCAAATGGTTTAAGTTATAAATCTAATTTTATAAACTACACATATCGTGATGAAATGGTAGGAGATGCATTAGTTAAAATGTATACTGCTGTTACAAATAAAAAATTTAATGTTGATTCAGAATTTAACCCATTTTCGTACTTTACTACTATCGCTTTTCATGCATTCATTAATAGAATTAAAAAAGAGAAGAAACATGCTAATACATTATCTGAATATAAAGATAAAGTATATGAAGAAGAAATGGTTAATGCTACCGATGGTATGGTATATATTAAGCCGAATTCAGATGATTTAGAGTACAGCGAATAATGTATTATAAAAAAATTGCAATATTTTCAGATCTTCATTTAGGTGTACATCAAAATAGTGATTTTTGGCTAGGTATTTCTAATATATGGGCTGATTGGTATATAGGTGAATTAAAATCTCATGGTATTACCGATATTATATTCGGTGGTGATTTCTTTCATTATAGAGATGAGATTAGTGTAAAGACTCTTAACTTTGCTAAAGATTTCTTAGATAAGTTTGAAGACTTTAACATCACTATGATTACTGGCAATCATGATGCATGGTATAAAGATACTAGCGAAATTAATAGTCTATCTATTCTTAAAGGTTCATCAAATTTAAAGATATATGATAAGATAGCTACTCGTAATTACGGTGGTCGTACATTTACTTTTTGCCCATGGGGTACTAAGATTGACGATATACCGAAAAGCGATGTAGTAGTAGGTCATTTCGAGTTAGAAAACTTTAAAATGAATGCATATAAAATATGCGATCATGGTGATGATCCAGATGTATTGACTGAGAAAGCGCCTCTAATATTTTCAGGTCACTTTCATACTAGAGACGAGAAGAATTTTAAGAATAAATCTAAAATTGTATATGTAGGTAATCCGTTTGAAATGGATTTTGGCGATTCCGGTCAAACAAAAGGTTTCTATATTTTAGATACAAATGATTTGAGTTATACATTTCATACAAATAATGTTACACCTAAGCATATTAAAGTATTTTTATCTAAATTAATTACCGAGAAAGATGTTATCAATTTTTTTAAAACTGTGGTATCTAATAATATTATAAAGTTAATTATTGATAAGAATATTAATACCGAGCATTTAGACTTATTAGTAGCTAAACTTGCTAGCTATAAACCTTGTGATCTTAGAATAGATTATGATGTAAATTATAATAAAGTTAAGTTTAGTGAAGAAGGTGAATACGACCTATCAGGTATTGATATAATGGAAGCAGTTAATGAGTTTATTAACTTACTTGATATTGAGAATAAGAGTGAAGTAATGAAATATACTACAGAATTATATAAGAAATCTATTGATAAAATTACATGAAATACGTAGAATTTAAAGAGTTAAAAATACAAAACTTTCTATCTGTTGGTGAAACTCCAGTATGTGTTGAGTTTAAGAAGGGTTTGCACATTGTAACCGGTATTAATCGAGATAAAGAAGACCGTCGTAATGGAGTAGGTAAATCTACTATTGCTGATGCTTTATATTTTGCTATATTTGGTAGTACATTAAGAGAAATTAATAAGAATTTTATATCTAATAATCTTACTGAAGGTAAGACTGTAGTTGAATTGTTTTTTACTGTTAATGATCCTTATCATGGTGTTAACGATTTTCGTATAGTCAGAACATTAGGACCATCGAAGTGTAATATATATAAAAACGGTGTAGATAAGACAAGGGATACTATATCTAATACTGGTAGCTATATTGAAACAGTATTATCATCATCTCAAGAAGTCTTCCAGAATTGTGTTATAATGACACTTAATAACCATATACCGTTTATGGCTAAAAACAAAACTGAGAAGCGTAAGTTTATCGAGAGGATTTTTAACCTTGAAGTATTCTCAAAAATGCTATCTGAATTGAGAACTGATCAATCAGAAATTAAAAGAGATTTCGATATTAATATTACGCGTATGGAAGAGGCGAATACATACTTAGACTCTCAGAAGGTACAGGTAGAAAGCTTTGAAAGTGATAAAAATAAAAAGAAAGAAGTATTAGGTAATTCATTGAAGCAGCATTCACAAGATGTTATTGACGCAAAAGAGAGGTTAAGTAAAATACAAGCTCTTGATGATCAGCCATATAAAGATAAGCTCGAGGTACTTACTTCATCTATAGAGGAAAAGACTGAACAAAAAAGAAAGCTTAATGACGATATAATATTATTAACTCATACATTAAAAACTAATGCAGGTATATTTAAACGTATCGGTACAGAAGATGATACATGCCCGGTATGTTTGAGACCTATTGAAGATCATGATATTAAAGTTATCGAAGATGAAAAAACAAAACTTAGAAATAGTATTAATGAAGGTAAAGCTAATCTAGAGCTCTTATCAGAAGAGTTTAACCTAGTTAAAACCCAGATAGCTAAATTAGAAGAAGCTACTAGTATTGTTAATACTAAAATATCTGATATAGAAAGACAGAAATATAGTATATCTCATTTAAACGACTCAATCGAATATATTGTAAGATGTATATCAGAGATTGAAGAAGAGCAAGCTACAATTGATACTGAGATGAATACGTACGCTGGTAATGTTGCTGAACTTGAAGCAAAAATTAATAATATTACCGGTCAAATTAGTACTATAAAAAAGAGTTTAGATCTATTAGACGTCGTTAAGTTTGTAGTAAGTGAAGAGGGTGTTAAAAGCTTTATTGTTAAGAAGATTCTTAGAAATTTTAACTCTAAACTTACGCATTATCTCAAAGAGATGGATAGTAATAGTATCTGTATTTTTAATGAATATTTTGAAGAAGAGATTGTTAACGAAAAAGGTAAGATATGCCAATATAATAACTTTTCAGGAGCTGAGAGAAAAGCTATCGATTTAGCATGCCTATTTTCATTCATGGATATGAGAAAAGCTCAAGGAGATGTTCATTATAATTTAAGTTTTTATGACGAATTGTTTGATAGTAGCTTAGATGAAAAAGGTGTCGATCTTGTACTCGGAATTTTAAATAATCGTGTTGAAAAAAATAATGAATGTGTATTTGTTATTAGTCATAGAAAAGAAAGCATTAAAGCTGCTACTGGAGATATCATATTTTTAGAAAAGAGTAATGGTATAACAAAACGTATAAACTTCGTTGATTAATCTTAAAAAATAACTATATATCATTATGATCTTTCCACAAAGTAATAAACCATTTCAATCAAATGCATATGGTAATAATCCCTTTAATATCAACAAACCACAATTAAAACCTAAGACTTTAAAATCACCAGAAACCCAATTACCTAGATTTTTAAACTATTATGCTGATTACAGTGGTTGTGGTCATTGGAGAATGATCTGGCCTGAGCAGGTCATGAATGCTCATAATAAAGCTGTCGTTCATGGTACTACAGTTATGAATGTAGATGAAAGGTATTATGTTCAAGCTAAAGGTGTCCGAATTCAAAGACAAGCAACTCCACAACAACTTCAATTTGTAAAATGGTTAAGACAAGTTGCTGATAAGAACAACTTTAGGTTAATATATGAAATTGATGATATATGCTTCCATGAAGATATTCCTGATTACAATAAATATAAAACAGCATTTACCGATCCAGCGATAAGACAATCTGCTCAAGAAATGATGGAAATATGTGATGAAATTACAGTTACATGCCCATTCATGCAAGACTATTATAAGTCTAAAACAAATAATAAAAATGTAACAGTTATACCTAATTTTATGCCTAAATTTTGGTTAGGTGGTAAATCAAATATTAATCGTACGATGGAAAGTTACGATAAAAATAAAAGAAAACCTCGTATTTTATATGCAGGTTCTGGAGCTCACTTTGATGTTGAAAATCGTACAAAATTTAGAGATGATTTTGAACATGTTAATGATGTGATTCGTCGTACTGCTGATAAATATCAATGGGTATTCATTGGTGCTCATCCTCTACCATTACGTGATTTAATTCAAAATGGTAAAGTGGAATTTCATCCATGGAAGCGTTTATATGAGTACGGTCAAGGATTATATGATCTCAATGTTAACCTGATTGTTGCACCGCTACAGGATAATACGTTTAATCGCGCAAAATCTGATTTAAAATATATTGAAGCATGCGCTTTAGGTCTACCTATTGTATGCCAAGATATATGTACATATGAAAATGCACCTATTAGATTCAAGACAGGTGATGAAATGATAGATCAAATTAATAATACTCTTAAAGATAGAAGTAGATATAAATCTCTTTGTAAGAAAGCATCTCAATATGCTGATACAAGATGGTTAGAAGATGATAGAAATATTGATTGTTATACAGAGTTGTATCAATACAGTGTTAATGATCCAAAAAGAGTAAACTTATCTAGATATAACTAACTTATAGTTGGCTTAAATATTTAAATGTTTAAGTTATATGATAACGGTTATAGTAAGTTAATAACTGAAAAAAAAGGAGTTGTAAATGGTAATTTAAAGCTTGTTTTCATGAAAAGCACGTTTAACCCGGTAGTGCCGAATCTAACTACAGCAACTATGAACGCTAATAGAGCGTCTCCTACCAATTTCAATATAAACGGTCTTGGAGGTTCTCCCACTGCTTCACCATCTCTTACTTCTACAGGTGTAGAAGTAATTAACAATGATTTTACCTTTCCTGTAAGAAATATTGCAGTCGTAGTTGATAGTTCAGATGGTGAACCATATGGTTATTTAAATGTTCAAGCTTTAACTCAATCTGAAGCAAACACAGGGTTTGTACTTGAATGGGTGAATGATATTATAGGTACGCTTATGTTTAATAGTAAATATAAAGCGTTAAGATCTGGGTATTTAAACTTTTATAGTAGCAATGTTAATGATTTGGATATAATTGACCGTGGCCGTGTAGCATTAGTAAGTTATACCGGTCAACATAATCAACAAACTGTGTATAATATTGTAAAGGATTTAGATACAATGCAAGATATATATAATCTACCAGCATTTACTAAAGTTACATCTAACCATACATTAACTAATTTAAGTACATCAGGTAAACAATTAATTGCTAGTCGAACAATTATAGATACTGGTACTGAAGATACATATAACGGTTGCTATATTATATTTTATGTTCAAAAACCTGGTACCACTGCAGATACCGACGCTATACCATTCGTAATATTCACCGGTGATGATGAGTATATTGAATCGTTTACTTCAAAAATTATTATAAATGCATCAAACGGTATTATCGATCTTCAATAGTTAAACATTGTTTAATATTATTTTGATGAATTACGATAGTAACAGTAATATAAATGGTTTTATTAGTAATAATGCTAATAAAAGAAATAGAATACTCAAGTCATATAAACTAGACAGCTATACACCTCCGGTATTACCTGCATTATCTAGTCACGATATACAGAATAGTAATAGTATAGAACTCGGTACACCACTAATAATAAAGACATACAGTATACGTAATAGTAATAATATAAAAAATGAAATACCGTTTATTGTATATATAGATGAATACAATATACAGAATGCTAATTTAGTTATACTCGGTGCTCCATTATTCTTTGGTGGTTCTAATATACAGAATAGTAATAATATAAATCTTGGACCATCGATACCTTTATTTACCCCTATATTATCTTATGTAAATGTATTTCAAAATGCAAGTATAACACCACCTATCGTTGAAAAGTATGTAAATGTATTTCAAAATGCAAGTATAACACCACCTATCGT